GACAAATAAAAAATTCACATGAAAACCGTACTTTTGACTATGAATTATTCCTCAATTAGGAATGTCAGTGAAGATATAGCTCAAGTTTTACGAAAAAATGGAGAAATTGTAACAATTTCAACAAATCCATATTTAATTCCACAATCAGATAAATTAATAATTTTTATGCCATTTCATCCTCCTTCATTAAATCCATATCTTTATACTTTTAGAGAATTTAAAGGCAAAAAATATTTTTATACAACTTGTGATGGTATACCTAATTTAAATATTGTAAATCAATATCTATTAGAAAATATAATATTTATACCAAATTCAAAGTTTACAGCTCAAAATTTGCAAGAGGTCGGTCTTCAAACTGATCTTCCAGTTTTCCATGGCATTAATTTTGAAATTGTAGAAAAAGCTGAACAATTAGCTATTCAATTGAAACAAAAAATAGATAAAGATTTTCCAGATACAATAAAATTTGGAATAGTTTCAGGTCTAACTAAAAGAAAGAATATGGATCTTATGATAAGAGTTTTCCAAGAAATAAATACTAAAATTCCAGATTTAGCTAAAAAAGTTCACTTTTTTGTAATTTCTCATAAAGCATTTAAAGATTTTGAAGTTCCCGAAAATGTGCATTTTGTTAGCGAATTTGGGTATAATCCGAGAGAATATATTTATGCATTTTACAAAGTTATGGATTTTACAATTGTTCCTTCTGGAACTGAGGGCTTTGGACTTCCAGTTTTAGAATCTATGGCTATGGGAACTCCAGTTATTCATCAGCTTATGCCTCCGTTTGATGAATTTACTAGTTGGCAATGGAATTTACTAATTAAATCTTCAGAGATTGAGGAATATTATGACAAAACACATGGACAAAAATGGAAAATTCATAAATTTGACATTCATGACATGATAAATGCAATCTTGATAGCTAGTGAACTTCAAGATAGAGAAGAAAGAAGTAGAAATCTAAAAGAATTAGCTAAGAGATATAATATAGAAAATTTATATGTCAGATTTTTAGAATGACTTCAAGAGTTAATTAATCGAAAAATTTATGTATGTCATAATATATATAATTGTTGTGAGAGTATGAGAGAGATAATAATCGAATGTAAAGATTTTACAAGATTTCATGTAAAAGAAAAGAAAGGTGTGCAAATTAAAAATATAATAAATATGTGTCAAGATTTCGGATTAGAAGTTAAGGTGTATTAAAAAATGCCAAAATTCTATTATTGCTATATTTGCAAAATTTCAATATCTGGAAAAAAAGAATTCAAAAAACACGCACAAATACATTTTAAAAACAATAGATGTCCATATTGCAATATGAAAACAAAAAGATTGTCAATTCATTTAGCATATTATCATCTAGGATATAGAAGAAAAGCAATATTACTTAGAGACTTAGCAATTTTGTGCAAAGAAGCAAATAGTACAAATATTTTGAAAGATGAAAATCTAAAGCTTGATAATTATGTCAAATTTCATATAAAAAGAATGATGAATAAGTTATAGTTCTTTTTTTATTTTGTATTTTTTTCACTTCTTATTTTCTGAGTTTTGATTTAATAAAACTGTTATATCTTTGCTAATTTCTTCAGATATATTTTTAATTATTTCTAAAGCTTCTAATATTTCATCTTCTTTAAGATCTTCATTTTCACTAATTTCATCAATTAGACCAAGTTGTAATTGCAATAGAACCTCAAATTTTATTAAATCTATCTTTTTTACCATTTTCTCACGTAGATAGAAATTTAAAATATGACAAATATCAAGTTTTATCTAATCTCATTTTTATTTCTTCAATTTGTTGTTTTAATTCATTCTGATTTATCTTTAATTCTTCAATTTGCACTTTCAAATTTTGTAATTCTGAATTAACTATTTCTTTAACTGCATCTCTTAATGCATTCTTAATTTTGAGATAAAGTTGGACAATTGCTAATAATGTAGTTATAAATGTTGAAATTATAGTTAATATTAGAGATGTGTCACTCATCTTTTAATTCCTCCAATTCTTCTTTTAAATTATCTAAATTTAAATTCTCATCTTCTTTAAATTTTTGATATACTGAATCTACTTGTTTCGCGTAAGGCTGTGGATAAACTACGCGAAAATCTGAGATATCAATTCTACCAGTTTTCGGATCTTTTGCTATGAGAAATTGGAAATAAAAAGTAAAACCAGGAATATACAAATCCACAATCGTGGGCAATTCTGCATTTTTTAAAACAATAATTGAATGAGGTAAATATTTACTAAGACCATAAATTTGACCTTGTAATTCTAATTCTCGAATTTTATCTATTGCAATTCTTACAGGACCGAAAATATTCGCAAACTCATCCTTAATTTGCATGATTATTTATTTCACAAAACAAGAATAAATAAAATCAAAGCCAATTTGCCATATACAAAATATTATGTATATGAGTTTGTTTGTTTATGCGTAAAACATGAGCGAAAACTTTTTATATTTAGATTTCGAAATGTATAATGGAGATAAAAATGGCAAATAAAAAAGTTCAAACTAAGTTCTCAAATAAATTACTTTTTTGCAAATTATGTAGTTTTGTAGCAAAAGATGAAGGAGAACTTGAACATCATTATGCTTTAAGTCATGAAGAAGATAGTGATATTGAGGAAGAATTTCAAATTCATTTTGTTAGTAAGAAAGAATATGAGAAAATTCTATAAAACGATTATTTAAGGATTTGTAAAAGTCAAGCATGTGTAATAAGAAAATACATAAATATTGAAGATGATAAACAAGAAATCAAACGCTTATACAAAGAATATTGTGAAACTTGTGAATTGAAAAAGTATTTATTAAATGACCTAAAGAAAAGTGGAAAAATGTGAATTTATTAAGTCTTTATTTTTTTATATTCTATTTTTCTTATTTTTGTAATTATAATTGTTTAACTAGTTAATATTTCCAAAATTTTCTTTTTATCAATCTTTTTATCAGTTTTACAAGGTATATAAAATCCTTCATGTAAATTATACGGTTCATCATACCATAATTTTTTATTTAAATTACATGGCTCAATATTCCAATCTTTTTTCTTTTTAATTATCATGCTCTCAAACTTATTATCTCTGAGCTATATTTTTAAAGTTTTTGTAGTAGAAAATTGGCTTATATTGTTTAGCTTTTGTTGACTTTTGAGCTAATTTTATCGAATTTTCAATTTTTGCTTGTCCTTGTAATTTCTCTCCAAATTGTTGTGCAAACTCTAAATCTGCATCTGAAACTCCGTAGAATTTCCATTTTGTTCTCCAATAATTCAAAAAGTCATTATACGAAAGCGTTCTTTTTCCTGAATTGTAACTATAATTTTGTTGGTAAGGATATCTTGCAATTTCCAAAATTGCTGATGCTACCATTTTAGCATACCAAATATTCGGATATCTTTTATTAACAATTTGTTGAACTTGTAAAAATTGCTCATATGAAACTGCATAATTTTCAATTTCAGAGCTATAAGTTATGTTTATTCCTCCAGGAGATGGATCGTAAAGGTGGGCTTTAAATAATAAGCCGAATATTGAAATTATAGTTTTATCAGCTGTTAAAATTGTTATTAAATCTAATTGTGTGATATTGTTTGGATTAAATTCTGGAATTAAAACGGCTAAATCTAAAGGAGTATAATCTAAAATCATGCCGAAAACATCAGCAAAGTTTTGTAAAATCATATTATTCTCAAGTTGAACTTTGTAAGTTGGAGAATTTTCAATTTCAGGAGCTAAAACACATCTATCGAGCCAACCAACATCTAAAGCAAATCCGCTATTAATTATATCATTTAAGTTAGGAATAAATGAAACTATGAATTTTGCTAAATCTGGAAATTGATTATAGTTTAAATTTAAAGCATTTAACAAATCACTAATTCCAGTATCTTGAATATTTGATAATGAATAGTTATCAATAATTGGAATTTGAGTATTTCCAATTCCTAAAGTTGAAAGATTAATAGATATATTTGAAGCTGATAAACTATTAAAATATTGTTCTATTTTTTCACATGCTTGATTTCTATTTATAATTGTATTTGCTGGCTGAAAGACACTTAAGTCGAAATAAGTTTCATCAAATACAGCCGGCTGATAAAGTACACTGCAAAGTTCTACATAATAATCGTAAAGTTGTGTAGATTTGTTTATAAAATCAATTCCAGAAGTTTGACCATAAATTCCACTTTGACCTAAATTTAAGAAGCTAAATGAATTTGTATTTGGATTAAATACTGACATTGCTAAATTGTTTAATGATGAAAGTAAAGCTGAAATAATTGTAGCATATGCAATTCCATAATTAGTATTTATACCTGGAGGAACTGAAATGTTCTCAAGCGGTGTTGGCAAAACTGATGAAACTCCAGCGTTAAACATTGAAGAAAATGCTGGAAATGATTTTCTATTCAATACTTTTTGATAAAGATGATACTTCATTTGAGCAATTGATCTTTGTCCTACTCTTCTTCCCATAATTATTATATCTGCAAATGTGAAAAATAAAACTTAATTCTAATACATAATATAATGTATATTAGTTTTACTCTTTGATCTCATCATATTCATTACAATAAGTATATATTTGTCATAATTTGAGTTACAAATATATGCAATTACAATTTAGAATAGAAGAAGCAAAAGATAAAGAATTAATAAAATTTGTAAGAATGTTGATAGATTATTATCATTCTCAAGGAATGCCTTTGGGCGGTGGAGCTGGAAAGAATTCTAGATATTTTATGTATATTGCTAACGATGGTGAACAAGATTTTATAGTAGCTGTAGCTTGGCTACATGACAACACACCTTTCCGTTATATAGCTCAAGATTATAAAATACCAAATGACAGATCATATTTTATTAGAAGAGTTACGAAAACAGCTCCAGGAGATTATGCCGTAAACTTTCTGATTGATTTAGCTAAAAAGTTAAAGAATGATGGGTTTGAAGTATTATGGACCCTAGGATTTCCAGACCATTCAAATGCTTTATACAAGAAAGCTGGATTTACAGAAATAGGAAAAACTAATAGGACTGGACATCCAATTTTCATTAAAAAATTATAACTTATGTTTTTTAATCTTATTTGCTACATAGACAGATTCAATTATTGCAAGAAGTGTTTCAAGTTGAACATCATTATCTATGAGCATTCCAAAAAAATATCCAAAGAAAATAATTAAAGAATCCATACTTATTTTTTCATCTTTGTAACTTTCTAAAAGATCATAAAAAGCATATTCTAGATAGCTTACTTGCTTTTCTATGATTTTAATTGAATTTTCATCTGGATGAAAAGTTTCTTTAAAAACTTCTATTATTTTTTGTAAACCGGGATCCATATATCATCAATATAAAAATTTTTATATGACAAATTTAAACATATATATGTCATAATTTTTAAGTTTAATTTGATGAATTTTAGACAATCTGGAAAATATTATGAATATAAAACTGTTGAATTTTTAGAAAAAAATGGCTATAAAGCTATAAGAATTCCAACATCTGGAACTGGAAAACAACCGCTTCCAGATATTATCGCAACTAAGGATAATACAATTTTTCCAATTGAAGTTAAATCAACTTCACAAAATTATGTTGTAGTTGATAATTTTCAAATTGATAAATTGTTTAAGTTCTGTGAGATATTCAATTTTTGTAATTGTGAACCGTTAATACTAGTTCATTATAAAAAATATAAAAATGTCATAATATATAATTTGAGTCAAGATGTCAGAACAAAAGAAAAAATCAAATTTGAATACAGAGCTAACAGCTAAGTTGTATTTAGCTCTAGATGATTTAACAATGGCATTAGCAACTTGTGATGATGAAAATATCCGAAAGTCTGAAGTTTTCAAAAAAGCATTAGAAGTTGTGAAAATTGTCAAAGAAATGAGAAATGCTAAAATAAAAACTGATGAAGAAGAAAAATCCTAAATTCCAATTTTTTTCAACTTTAGTAGATAACACATTTGGGTTATATCTTTTTATCTAAAATTTTTTTCTTTATAAATCTCGTTACACTCTTTCTTTGCGTAAAATTACGTTAAGAAAAATAAAAATATCGAGAGATAAGAGTTTAAAAAGATTTCTTGTAAACTATCGTTTGATATTTTTATATTTATCATTACAATTTTTTACGACGATAAAGAAAAAAAGCAGTAAGTGAAGAATTGAAAGAACTTTCATTCTTGTATTTTTTTACATAAAACAATTTTTACTTTTACAACAACATTTATAATTTTATAATATACACATGATAATAATATGAGTTTCTTATTAAATCTTGGAGATTTAGGTACATTTTTTTCAGATGAGCTAACAGCATTAGAGAATTTTGCAAATTTCTTAAGCTCTGATTTTATAAACTTTTTTAGTGCAGTAGTTAATGATATTGAAAATGTTGTAAGTTTCTTAGGTCAAGCAATTAGTGATATTCCAACTTTTATGCAAAAAATTGCTAACAATTTCTTGACGATTTTGCAAAACTTTGTACAAACTGCAATTCCAGTAGTTTCAGGATTTTTAACATTTCTTGAACAACAAATTATAAATGTATTTCAAGATTTATCTTCTTTAGCTTCTACATTTATAAACGATGCATATACATTTTTCCAAGATGTCGTTAATGTATTTTCGCAAATAATAAGTATAGTTGTGCAAGATTTTCTAAATTTTGTTGGACAAAATATGAAACATATTAGTTCTGCAATTTCTCAACTTACTCAATTTCTAACGCCGTTTATTGCACCAATTACGATTGGTAAATTTTTGCCAGCAATAATAGATAAATTAGCGGAAATTCTTCCAGAAATTGAAATTGATTTAGCGCCTGTTGGACTTGGCGGAAAAATTCCAATTAACTTTGGAGAAATTGTAAAAGCGTTTGCTGAAACTTCAGTTGACTTTTTAAATGAAGTAAGAGTAGAAATACAAACTACGCTTAAGGAGTTTATAAAAGAGCCATTTATTTCAGATTTTAAAATTACTGCTAGAGAAATATTTAATGAAATTGGACTTGGCGATTTGCCATTTGCTGACCCACCGTTTGTACAAATTGCGAAATGGGTCGGTGCAAGATCATTTTCTGAAATAAAAGATCATTTAAGAGAAACAATTCTATTAACCGGTTTTCCAGCATGGTTCACTGATGCTTATCTAGAAAATCCAGTAGATGATTTCGTACCAAGAAATCCGCTTTTTAGACCAGTAAATATAAGAGATGTAATTTTAGCTTCCCAATATGGAATTTTAGATTTTAGTGCAGTTTCACAATATGCAGAAAATAATTTGATAACTCCAAAAACTGCAAAATTAATGTATCAAAACGAAACAGCAAGATTATTACAAAGAGCAGTTGAGGAAGGCATTAGACAATTTGTAGTTTCTCCTGAAAAAGCTTATCAAGAAATAATACAAAATGTTAATTTAGCAGGAAAAGATTTATATCTGAAATTTTTCACACTTGAGTATAATTATGCAGTTCAGAGAATTGTAAGACAATTTTTAAGATCACTTTTATCAAGAGCCTTAACAAATTTTGGAAGACCTTATATAGATTTAAAGTATTTAGAATCTACAGTGCAAAAATTATTTAAAGAACTTAATTATCCTGAAGAAGTTCAAAATGTTTTTAACATTATGATAGAACAATCTCAAATAGTTTATACTAACCAACTTTTATTATCACAATTAGAACAAATTACTAAGTTAGGAATATTTGATGAGAAAAAGATAAAAGCGGAACTAAAAGCTAATAATTTTAATGAACAGATAGCACTTACAATTTTGAATTATGAACTTCAATATGTGCAATTACAACATATCTTGAAACAATACCAATTTATACTTCAAAATTATATTATTAGTACAAAAGATGCAGAAAATCAATTAAAGAATTTGGGTTTCGATTCTTCTATAATTTCTGAAGTAATTTTTGAATATCAAACTGTACCATTAACAAAATATCAAATTTCTCAAATTGAAAGTCTAGCGAAAAAAGGATATTTATCAGTCGATGAAATTATAAAACAATTAAATTCTCTTAAAGTAATTAAAGAATTTGAAGATATATTTATTAATTATGTTAATCAAGAAATTCAAATATCATCAACTCTTTCAACTATAAAACAACAATTAAGGAATTTCTTAATAGATAGTAAAATAGCAGATGCAGAATTAAAGAAATTGAAAATTAATGATTATTTAATAAATGAGATAATTCAAGAAGAATATAATATAAATATTGCTAAATTACAATTATCATATTTAGAAACTTTAGCTAAGAATTTATACTATGATCAAACTCAATTATCTGGAGAATTATCTAAAATTTTGAAAGATAGAACTGCAATAGATCTTTATGCTCAAAAATTCTATTATGAATATGTATTTCCAAAAATTATTAACTATTACGTAAGTTTAGCAAGACATGGAATAATTACAGATATTTCTAAATTGCCAAAAGAAATTATACAATATGAAATTCAGCCCGCAATACAAGTTTTTCAACTTACGACAGAAATAGAATATATAAAATCGTTATTGAAAGATTTGCAAATTAAGCCAACAGATGCTATAAACGAATTGGAAAAATTAGGAATGCAAAAAGATTTAGCTAATTTATTTGTACAAACTTATATACCAACATTTTATAGTTTACATACTATAATTGCAAATATTATAGAAGGTCAACTTTACAAAGTTGGGAAAATTCCAATTAACTTAGGAACTGCAGAACAACAATTAAGACAACTAGGAATTCCAGATAATCAAATAAAAATAATTATTGAACAATATGCCTCAACATTCGGTTTAGAAATTTGGAGAAAATACTTACCTTCACTTTCTCAAATTGAAACTGCAATAAAATATAACTTTCCGATTAATCAATTGGTCGAATATTCATTTATACCTTCTGAATTTCTTAACTTATATTCTAATTTATATCAATATGAAATAATAGGACAATATGTACAATCTTTGAAAAATGAGTATGTTGAATTATTAGTTTATGGAGTTCAAAATATTCAATTAGAGAATTTGATGAAACAATATGGAATAAATGAAACATTATTAGGAGTTTTCAAATTATCAGCACAAATTAAAAAATTATTAATGGCTTATCAAGAGCTTTATATTACGCCTTCTAAAGCACTTTCAATTAGCGAATATATTAGTAATCCTAATCAATTATTACAAAAAGTATTTTCAGAATTTCAAGTTCCAACAGATTTACAAAATACATATTTCGAATATGCTAGAAATAGAAGAGTTAGAAGATATGTAGATGAAATTATTTCAACAATTAATTTATTATTTGAAAAACAGAAAATTGATCTAAATACTGCACAATCTTATTTACAACAATTGAAAAAGTATGGTTTGACTGATGAAGAAATACAATTAATATTGTTAAATTGGCAGTTAAGAAGTAACTATTAAATAAATTTGTCATATTTTTTAACTTTTACTCATGAGCGTTAATTTATGTCATTATGAGGCAGAAAATATAAGTTATAAAGATTTAGAAAATCTTCAAGGTATGGTATATTATGAAATTAAATACGATGGAACACATATATGTTTAAAGTATGAAAATGAACTAAAAATTAATACTAGAAAAGATATACCTCATGATAAAGGATTTCAAGATCTTTTTATGAAAGTTCCAAATATTGAACAAGTTATTAATTATATAAAGAAAAATAATCAATATATTATTCATGGAGAACTTGTGCATAGAAAAACTTCGGCATTACAAATCCATAAAAATGAAATTCCGCAATTTATCGTATATGATGTCTTTGATAAAGAAAATAATAGATATTTAAGTCCATTTGAGGTTGATGATGAAATTCATAAATGGTATCCAGAAATTTGTTTACATGCAGAAGAAGCTCTTGATATTATAACTAAAGAAAGACTTGAAGGATTAGTAGCTAAAATTTATAATCCAAAAATTGCAAATTGCAAAGAAGGCAAAAATTTCAATTTATGCGTTTACAAATATAAACCGTATTTTGAAAAGTTAAAAACTATAATTTCTAAAAATATTAAAAATATTGATTCCTTACAACTAGCATTTCTTTTTGGAGAAATTGATAACGATTTAAGGAATGAAAAAGATGAATGGCATAAAAATCATCCAGAACTTTATAAATTCTTACTTTCGAATAAAGATAAAATACTTCAACTTTTGCAAAATAAAAACTTCATATTACAAGTTGAAAAAGAAACACATTTAAACATTAAGAAAATTGAAGAATACATTAAAAATTTCAAAAGATGACAACACTTAGTCCAAGCCATATACATAATATTATGTATAAGCTATGCGTGTTTATTTTTGTCAAACTAATAATTTTTTCATATGAGCTTACCATATAAAGTACGTTTTAAATTGCCGTTAGAATTTCTGACTTTGCAAGACTGGAATAACTTTGTGCAAAATTTACTATTTATAAATCAATATGGTTCAGCAAAATTATTACAATACTATCAAAATGGCAATTTTCAAAATCTTAATGATGTAATTGCTGAATATTTATTTGTTTCAGCTTTAAAAGTTAAAGGTTATAACGTTTTACATAATTTATCTGAACCGTTAGCTTATACCTTTGGGGAAGGAAATCAACAGCCATTTAAAACCATGGCAAATAGACCAACTGTAAATTTTCCATATTCAATACCATTTGAATTTATACAATTTTATCCAATATCAAAATTACCTAACTATCAATTTCCAGTTTTTCCAATTGAAAAGTTACAAGTTCAATTATCTGCAGTTGGCAAACAATTACAACTATTAATTCCCAAACTCATAAGTAAAATTGTAACTCCTCAATTTATTGCAGGAACACAATTTACATTTTCTGGAACAGCAACTGTTCAACAACTTGTTGAAAATTATCTTGATCCATCATATTTACAAACTTGGAGAGAAATAATAATACAAAATCTTGGAAC